GCTCATATAGTCGTTCCACCCCCGATAATGATGGTGTTCCCTGTTCCGTATCTATATAGATACGGAACAGGAAGAACACCGATCACGCTCATTTCTGCCTGTGTTCCTCTTTTTAAAAAGGAACACAAAAGGAACAGGTGGAACACCTCAGTTCACCACCAAATGTGTGATTTGGGCATCCACAAAATCAAAATGTTCCTTGCCAGCATCGGTGATATATAGGACAAATGACCTGTCATTGCCCTTATTCTCAATCCAGCCGCCTGTGGATAACTTTGTAATTCCATCACCAATGGCATCCTTTGTGCCGCTGACACCATCCTGAATTGCCCTGCGATTTGCCCCTGGATGGTTGTGAATGAACTCGGCAATCTCTTTCAGCTTCTTAAATTCCTTGTTGGCCTCAAATTCATCTTCAGGCATTGGAACCCCAATCACATACTCCATCTGCGCCCTAGTCGAGTCAATGGTGAAAATGGCAGCCTCTTGAGTTCGGTCTGATTTGCGCCACATACCCGCAATCTTACGAATAAAACCTGGGCGATCTTTGGTAACTCTCATTGTCAGCGTTCCAGTGCGCCCTGGAGCGAGTGCCTCTAATGGCTCAACAAGGTAGGCAGCACCGTCAATGGTTGCCAACTTTGCCTGGCCGCCAATGGCAAACCGCCCGCGTGTTTCGGCATTTTTGGTGATGTGGTCAATAAGCACAACGGCAGCGCCACTGGCGGTGGCCACTGTTCTTGGAAATATGCGCATCCAGCGGGTGATGGCATCGTTATCTTTGGTTTCACCACCCCACATTGTCAGGGATTCGGTGACACCATCAATGATGATCAACTCGGCACTGCCTGATTCAAGAATGGCCTGCCAATACGGATCATCGGCATCGCGTGGACCGTCAGGGCGGATGTAGGTGAAGTATTGAAGTAGGTTGGCTCGGCTAACACCAAGTGCTTTCAGTCGGTTCACAATGTCAATGGCATCTGATTCAAAGTCAATGTAGATAACCTTTTTGTCAGCCTTCAAACATTCAGCGGTGGCAATCTGAGCAACCCAGGATTTACCTGATTCGGATTCACCATAAATTGAGTGGACTCGACCAGTGTAGATAAGGCCGTGACCATCTGAACGCTTGAGGATTGTTGCAATTGGGGCGGCAAATAAGCCGTCATAGTAATCTTTTAGTTGGATTGGCTTCCAACTGGACTCATCCTCTGCCAAATCGCCTTGTGTGGCTTGTGGCGGGGTCTGTAGGGCATTTGCTGGCATCAGATTATTGCTTAAATCAAAAGAATTCAGCCCCTGCGCCCCGTAGCCTTGATTTCGTAGATCGTTGGCTGCTGCCTTGAAATCTCCACCGTGTGCCTTGATTTCGTAGATCGTTGGCTGCTGCCTTGAAATCTCCACCGTGTTTGAGCGTGGCGTAAAAGGCAAACTTGGAATATGAGGTTTCAGCATCAAATTGGGTGCTAGTTGAAAACACATAGAACTTATCGTTGCCGTTGAAGTTGGTAGTGGCGCTAATGCCTTCGGCCTTGCCTGGTCTGCGCCAAATTGTTGCCTCATTTTTGCGATAGACAACGCTCCAGCCAAGAGGCACAAGCAATTCTTCCCAAGTGGTGCGGGCATTGTAATCATCGCCTGGTGTGAGGATGCCATCGTGCTTAGTGGCAACTTCTTGTTGCAGGCTTTCAGCTTTAGGCATCTCATCAAACATTGCAAAGATGTTGTGCAGTGCTGATCTCTGTTCCATTGTGATTGTCGGGATGGTTTCAATTGAACCACCTATCAGTGTCCAATTGCCCCCTGATGGGTGGGTTGCACCACCTGAAGGTGCAGTAATGGTAAATCCGCCTTCAGATCGAGTCTCTGCCCACACATCAACTCCACCGTTTTCGCCAGGCTTGCGTGCCAACTTTGTGTTACCTGGCAACTGGCCATTGGATACGCGGTAAAGCCAATGAAGCCCACCTGAAGGTGTGATTTCAACATAACCAGCGTTAAGCGTGTTCCACAAATCGCCAAGCCCTGAATTGTTTGCAATCTCTGCAATGTCAAGGTGCATCTTTTGAGCTACGGCGCGACCTTCAAGTTCAAGCATCTCTAAATTGCCTGATACCTTGCCAGTGATTACACCAATGCCATTAACATCATCTTTGAACCACATAAGCAATTCATCTGCAATGGGCAACTCTTGTTGGAACCGCTGCCAAGCAAATGCAGGTCGTTTGGAACCATCATTGGCAACTGGAACTACTGAAATGCCTTGTGCTAAAAATCGCAAGGCGATTGGTAACAATTGACTCATAATGGCAACTCATCGGATTTATCTGCCAATGCAAAATCAATGCGTGCTTGTGCAATTGTCACATACTCAGCCGATTGATCTATTCCAATGAACTCAAAACCTTCATAGGCACACGCCTTGCCAGTTGAACCTGAACCCATGAACGGGTCAAGCACAACACCGTTTGGCGGTGTCACTAACTTTACAAGGTATTGCATCAATGATGTTGGTTTGACCGTTGGGTGATGGTTTGCACGCGGCGCATTTCTTAATGCTTTTGACATAAAATCTTCTTCTTTATTTCCATGACCGCCAAATGGTGTTTCTTTTATTGGAAACCCATCAAGCCCCTCATTTCTGTCACGCTTGCTTGCCTTCGCGCAGTAAAAGAATCGGGCGGCGCTGCCTGATGATGGCTCAGTTGCATTTTGAGGTTGCCCACCAAAGCCAAACAATCCATCTTCGTTTGCAAAATCAGTTGTTTGCTTACCGCCCGATTTCGTATCAGGAAACAACGCCACTACCTCATCACTGCCATCGTGAATGAAGTTGGCGGGGAAGCGGCCCTGATCTGTAACTGTGTATTCCACTGAGCCGCTTGCATTATTGTAATTGTTTCCGCGAATGTCGGGATATTGAACAGTTTTTGTTTCACCGCTACCAGTTCCAACCCTTGTACCGTCAATGTTCAACCCGCCAACGCCAAAGGTCAGCACATTGTTTGCAATGGTGCCTTCCAACGGCTTGCGAGCAAGCACAATTGGTTCGTGGGCGGGTTTCAGTGCAGTGCCCCAACCATCCCATTGCTGCGCGGCGGCGGTGGCAGGGGCGGTGATGTTATAATCGGCTTTGAATCCATATTCTTGATCTATTTCTTTATCATCTTGATGCCCATAATCTACGCCCTTGCCAATAACCTCACGCTCTGCCTCAATACGATTAACAAGTTCATCAACCCATTCAGGAACATCGGCAATAAGTGGGCGAATCACTTTCCACATTTCAGCCGTTGCAATTTGAGGTTGTCCATCATTAAAAAAATGAACTGCCATATTGCTAGTTTGTGAAATTAACTTGTTGGAACGCAAAACTGTGTCTATATCTTTTGCTTTCAAACCCGTGGTTCGCATCCAAGTTGTAAATTTGAGAAGCCTATTAGGTTCCCCATTGGTTTTATCAATCCCTTTGCTGATGTTGTGCGACTTAGGAAAGCCTGACCCATACACCCACATAATCTGATCGCGTATTTGAAAGCCTGCATCCTCAATGGCAACGGCCATGCGGTGATAAGTGCGAGAGCCTGAAAAAGCAATTAAGTGGCCACCAGGCTTAATCACTCGCAACGCCTCTTGCCATACTTCAATGTTAAATGCAATGCCGCTGGCATCCCACGATTTGCCCATAAACCCTAGCTCATACGGCGGGTCAGTGACAATTGAATCCACCGAGTTGTCAGGCATTGCCTTCATTGCTTCAATGCAATCTGCGTTAATTAGTCTCATTCATTGCCCCCTGGTATGTAATTGATGCCCCGACTTTCGCAAGGTTCCTGCATTGATAATGACCCAGGAAATAAATCCACTAAATCATCTTCTTCGTACACATTGAGCAGGTCCAAAATCCAATGATTAAAATAAGTTGGCTTAGCACCTTGCAATCCTTTGCGCATCGCAATAACGCCTGAAATCCAATCTCTTACCATTGGCTTGCGCTTTCCATCAATTCTGCCGCCATAAACCAATACCGCTTCCCAGGCATATTGAATAGTTGTTTGGCGTATTTGATGAAATGTTTTTGTCCAAGCACATACACGAATGTTTGGGTCAATAAGCAAAAATTGTAAATCCTTTGGGTTACACGACATTGCCCAACCATCGGGATATTCTGCAATGAGTTGCCTGATTAGATTTCTTTGATTTTCAACCTCATCCCACATAGGGGCTTCAGGATGCAGTTTTCCGTACATCTTTTTGCCCATTCCCAAATACGGTGGATCGGCGTATGCAAATCTCACTTGCTTCCCCCCCATCCGTCACCCTTGAAGATAGTTCCCCCAAGTGAATACTTGCGTTGCATTAACTTCTTTTTGCAACTTTCGCAGATAATGCGCTTTTCATCATTCATTTCAAAAAACACTTCGGCTTTATGCCCACAATCACAAGTGAATTCATAAAATGGCATTTCTTACCCCCGTTATATCTCCAAATATGGTTGATTGTGGAAAATGCTTTTTCAATACTTCTTGTGCCTTTTTATCTATCTCAACTGATGCAACTACTTTCACACCATTGCGTTCCAAAGCTAGATCAAAGCCACCAACACCTGCAAATAAACTAACTGCAGTTCTCACTTGCTTCCCCCCCATCCATCGCCCTTAAAGATTGTGCCACCTAATGAATACTTGCGTTGCATTAACTTCTTCTTGCAACCTTCGCAGATGATTCGCTTTTCATCATCCATTTCAAAAAACACTTCAGCAATATGCCCACAATCGCAAGTAAATTCATAAAAAGGCATCTGTTCCCCCGTTCGTTCGTTAAGTCTTGCGTGGCGTTGCAGGAATCGAACCTGCCCCAACTGTTACCAGTTGCCCCGTGGGTGAACCATCACAACGCCGTTCTTGGGATGAAAGGACTTAAGCCCCCAAGAATTAGTTAACTGGTTTTGCTCCCAGTTGTGCTAACAACGCCTGCACTGCAGGGTCATTGATGTTGGCACTGGCAGGTGCCGCTGGCGCAGGCGCTGAAGCACCGCCACCTGCGATAAATGCGTTGGCCTTAGCCACTGCATCAGCATCGCCTGTTGCATCTACAAGAATCCACGGCGCTGACTTGCCAGGCTTTGCAGTTCCCTGTCCAATG